CAGCGACGGGTCGGCATTGATTTCGGCTTCGGTCGCGCTCGTCAACGTCCCGAACACGGAAAGACTGAGCGTGTTGCCTCGGTCCCAAAGGTTCGGATTTGCCGAGCCGAGCGTCGATGAGGCGAGACCCCAGGTCGCGCGGTGAGCATCGTCGACCGAAGCGAAGATCGTACTGAAATCTCCGCCCACGCCTTCGTTGACAGTCGCGCCTGGCCATGTTCCGCCGTAGCTGCCGGCTGCATAATAGATTACCGGGTTGACGTCGTTATCGGCGTCACGAACGAGCGGAGCATCGAGAATGAAGCCCTTGCTCGGCGATGGAACATAAATCGTCTGCACTGGCTGATTGTTCGCCGGAGCGCCAGCTGTCGCCGAATTGAGCAGCGCAACCGAACTTTCGTCGCGCACCCATTCGCATTGCAGGCCGTCCTTGCCGATCGTCAGCTTATTCAGGCGGACGTTGCGCATGCGGCCGTCGAGCGAGAGCGTCGTCACGTCGCCGGGCTCAAACGCGAGGTGCTGCGCGGTGAGCTTGTTTTTAGTCGTGTCTCGGCTGATCCAGGAGCGCTGCAGATAGCGGTCCGCTTTCTGCTGCGCCCCGTCGGCATGATCCGCCCAGGTTGAGAGGTCGACGGTCTCTTCGCGCGTCGTATCGACGGCGTCGAACGGCCGCTGCGCGATGGCATTGTTCGGCTGCTGCTCGTGATCGACGTCGGCGAAGTTGAAGGTCAGCTTCCGCGGCAGATCCGTGTCCTGCGTGATCGTCACGGTGTAGCGATCTTCGGAGCCCGACCTCACGAAGTCTTCAGTCAGGATGGTGCCGGAAGGCGCGGCGCCACGGTTGACGAACTGGACGATGAAATCATGTGGGCGGCAGTCGACGTCGTGAATGTCGAGCAGCGGGCCGATCATGTCCTTGCCCGAGCCCTGGCTCACGGAATATCCGAGCACCGTCTGCGTCAGCGCCGACGTGTCCTGCCCGGTGAGGCCGCACCAGCCTGCCACGGTATCGACTACCGTCTGCAGCGTGACGCCGTTCGATGCCACGCGGTTGAGGAAGCGCCAGATGATGCCGGGATCGGTGGTGAAACTGACAAGAGCGTCGTCAACCACGGAATAGATAGGGGCGCCATGCTCGGTGCCGAGGGTCGATCCAGACCAATTGCTCAAGGTTGCGGTCTGGATCGCCGAGAGGTCCGATGAATTGCGTTGGGTAAGGCCATCCCACCACGAAGTCGCGCCGGGTTTGACCGTCCAGAAAACGTCAGGGCTGGTCGGTGTCGATGTCCCGGTGTTGACGGCGGAAACAATCGAATAGGGAGCGGTCCGCGTCGTCAAGAACAGATAGGTGCCCTGCCGAACGACGAAATTCGTTCCATTGTCGAATCCGAACGCCGCCCCGGTGGTGCCATAGGCGGCGGTGTTGACGAGCGTGGCATTTGCGAGCGCTGGGCCAATGGCGAGAATATTGCCCGTCGTGGTGCCGAGGCCGATCGCGTTGCCATCGGTGGTCGTGAAGTATGAATTTGAATAATAGTTGACGCTGATCGGCGCTGTCCCGACGGCAGCAAGCGCCTGCTTTGTCCCCGCAAAGCCGCCAGGACCAGGCGCGAGCAAGAGCATCCCTCCAGCTTCCCAAACGCCGTATCCCCATCCCGGCCAGCCGAACGCGCCGAGATCGGTTATTCCTCCATCGAATCCGACCCTGAAAAACTCGCTGCCCGTAATGTCGGTCGCGTAAATCGCGTCGTCCGCGAAGGCATAAGGCATGTTTACGCCAATGCCGAACGCGAGCGTCTCGTAGATCAGCAGCGTGCGGTTAGCGACGTCCCACACCATGAAATCAGAGTCGATCGAATAGAGCCGCGTTCCGTCCGGAGAGAAGCGGCAACCGTTGAACGCGCTCGGCGCCGCAGTGAACTCCCAAGGATAGGCGGCCGTCTTTGAACTTACCGCCTCGATGGTGATGTTCGGGATGCGGTTGCCGAAGTTGTTCACGGGAAGGTGGTCGAACACGACGTAGGACGAGCCGCGATAGGCCGGGCACGAATTCGCCCCGTATTTGTCGTCCGTCCATGCTTCCATGAGCGGGTCGGGAGTCTGCGTCTCGCTGCCGAGATAGACCCTCATCGCGCCGCCGACACTGAGGCCGGCCACGGCGCCCAGCGAAACGGGCCCGGCAGAAGTCGCCTGGTAGACGAGCTTGTCGTCCATCCAGATTTTTGTGACCGCGTCGATCGGGTGATCACAGATGAGCACCGCGAAGTCGGCGAAATACTTATATTGAGTGTTCTTACCGCCCTTGCTCTTCGACGTGTGCTGGGTTTCGATCAGGTCGGCGGCCCATATGACCGGGCATTCGAACTTGCGCGTGCCCCAAAAGCGCGGAATCGGCGTTCCATAGTCGGCGGTCGTGGTCTTCAGGCTGTCGAGACGCGGCCCCTTGATCCTCTGCGACATCGTCATCGCAGTTTGAACCGCCATCAGCGCGAGGGTGACGACGATCTTGGGGATCATTTGTCGCCCCTCCATCGCCAGATGCTGTCGAGCGGGAACTTGTGAAACAGCACGTCAAGCGAACGCGACCTCACGCCGCTCCCGGGAAGCGCGCTCCACGCCCGCTCGCCGTCAAAAATCGCGATGTGCCCCGCGTGGCCGTCCCATTTGCACAGCAGCACGTCGCCCGCCCGCATGTCGTCGACCAGGTCGAAAAGCGCCGAGAAGCCCTCCTTCAGCCGTGCCGATGGGATCCCGTCACGCCTCGACAGGCTGTAATCGATCGCCTGCGCATATTCGCTCTGAGCCTCGGGAAAGCCGAGCTCGTCGGTCACGCCCCACAGCAGGCCTTTGCAGTCGCAACCCGCGCCCTTGGCCTTCGCCTGCGGATGGAAGGGTGTCTTGTCCCAAAACTGCACCGCGAACGCGACTTGCTCGCCGCGCGTTGGCTTCCTTTTTCGCGCCACGTCACTGCCCCGGAATGGCGGGCATCAGCGCCTTGCGGCCTGGCACTTCAGGATAGCCGCGGAAGTGGAGGATCTGCCCGAACGTCATGCAGGCCGCGCGTGACTTCGATTGCCCGGTCGCCGGATCATAGCAGCCCTGCCGGATGGTGCAGGTATCGCCAATCGCCGGAATCGAAGCGACGGGAACGAAAAGCTGGATCACGCCGGCGGCCGTCCAGCTCTGGATTTCGACCTTCGCAGTTCCCGCCAGCGCGCCGGTCAGAAACTGCACGGTGCCCTTGTTGAAGAACGTGTCGGCATATGAGCCAGTGAACGAGACCGTGAAGCCCATCCCGTCCGTCGCGGCCGTCACCGTGCCAATGATCGAGACCGGCGTCGCGTGGCAGCGGATGCCATCGCCGAAGTCCGCATCGCACTGATCCGTGATCACACGCCCGACTGTCTGATTGAAGCGGTCGACGTCGGCGCGGATCTCCATGACGAACTGGCCGCCCTCGACCCGCGCTTCCGAGACGTTCCCGGCGAGGATCGGGATGTAGCCTTGCGTCAGGTCTTTCCAGTTGACTTCGAACAGCCGCGCCCGGGCTCGATTGAACCTGCCGCCGATCACGCCCTCGCGCGTCACGATGTCGGCAATCGGGCCCTTCACCTCGAAGTTGTCGGCCTCAAGGCCGCACGACAATGCGACGTTGCTGATCAGGATGCCCGTTCCCGAATTGTAGGTCACGAGCCCGTCGCCGACGTCGAAGCTCAGATCCTTATCGTGATCGGTGATGCCGATGCGGCTACCGTCCTGGAGGTCGAGCAGCAGCATATTGCAGCGGGTATGCGCGGTCCCGGCCAGATGCCCGGCCATCGCCGCGCTGACCGTTCTACTCACCCAGGCATTCCTTGATCGTGAACGTGTCGATGTGGCGAAGGTGGCCCGCAGGAGCGGTGATCTGCACGGCGCTGCCGAAGCGAACGACCACGACCTCATCATCGATGTAATCGTAGAAATCGAAGGTATGCAGCCCGCGCTCGCTATCCTTCCACATTTGCCGCACGGAGTTGAAGTCGGTCAGATCGCCGGCAGTGTCGTAGGTCGGCAGTGAAATCTGCCACACCCGTGCCTCGTCGGCTGCGCGGAGGTTGCGAACCTCTTTGCCGCCGTCAGTGGTTTGAACCTCGAGCGAATCCTGCCCTTCGACGCGGATCGCACCAATCTCGATCTTTTGCGTGAGCTGCGTCGCGATATGCATTTAGACGACGCCCTTGCGGCGCGCAGCGGCCATTTCAGCATTGAAGCCGGCCGCGACCTGTGTCCCCGTGCGCCTGGCTTCGCCGTCGCTCATCCGGGCGTGGTTGTGGAAATGGAAAGTGACGGGCGCGCCCATGCCCGACCCGCCGCCAGCGAATGCCGGTTGCATTCCGCCGAAGTTGGGCCGCGAAATCGGAATACCGCCGACATAGCCGCCTTGGCTGAAGTGGAAGAGCTTGCTCGCCAGAAATGCCGCTGGGCTCAGTGCTGCCAAGAACCCCTTGCCGCCTTTAGACGATGCCATCGCCGCGAGCGGGCTCAAATATTTGAGAAAGCCTAGACCGCCACCGCCGTGGTGAGCAGCGCCGCCGGCGATGTCGCTCGGCTTGATCTGTCCCGAATTGATCGCATTGAAAAAAGGCACGCCGAAGCCGCGCACCGCGCCGCTGTTCATCACGAACTCGCCGTTAGAAAGCATCGCGGGGATGCTGTCTGAAGTCGGGCCGCCGGCTCCCGATACAAAGCCTCCCGCTGCGAATCCGAACAACCCAGCGGCTTCGTCCAGGTTGAGCGCACCCGCGCCGGCGCCAGCACCGGCGCCGCCGAAAAGGCCGCCCAACGCGCCCGCGAGGCCGCCTCCGCTCGCAGCTTGCGGGAAGAGAGCATTTGCTAGCGGGGCGATGATAGTCCGCTCCAGGCCAATCTTGATCAGGTCAGCAATGATGCTCTTCGCCATGTCGGCAAAGGCGGCGCCGAGCTTTTTCGTGCCGTTCACCGTGTCGAGGATCGCCTGCTCGAGTGCGCCAAAGCCATTCACCGCAACGCCCTGCAGAGCCTCCTGCCATTTGGCAGCGTCGGTCGGGAGGCCACGTATGTAATCGCCGAGCGGTCCGAGATTTTGCTTGATCGTGTTCTGCCGGTCGAGAGCATAGTCCTTCGGGATCGCGGCGAGGTCCGCCTGCGCGTGAAGCACTTCGACCGGGTCTTTGCTTTCGGCGATGATCCGCTGATCGAGGATTCGCCTCCATTTGTAGGTGAGGTTCAATATCTCGAGCTCGATCTTCAGGCGCTCGTCCGCCGTTTGAGCCAGCGAAAGCTGCTTCTCGAGGTCGCCCTTCATGATGTCGTAGCCCTGCTGGTCGAGCTCGATCGACTGCCGCAGGAGCTGTTGGTCCCGTTGCTCGAGGATGGCTTTGCGCTGGAGACCGATTAGCTCTCCTTCTTTCGCTTTCTCGACACCGGCTTCGGTGACGACCTGATTATAGGTCGATTGCGTGATCTTCTTTTCGGCCAGGTCCTTCTTCGCCTGAGCGACCTTGTGATCGATGTCTGCGTCCCTGATCTGCCGTTGCACGTCGAGCATCTGCAGCGAGATTTCCGCTTGACCGCCGACGTCGTGGACCAGCCCTCGCTTGGCTTCGAGGATCTGGAGGTTCAGCTGGCGCTCTTCCTGCGCGAACTTGAATGCTTCCTCTTCGTTCTTGTCCTCTGGCGTCTTCTTTTTAGGGCCCTTCTCCGCGAGGAATTTCGGAATATCAGGGCCCTTCGGCAGAGGCGCGTTCGCTGCTTTCGCTGCCGCAATTGCTTGATAGTAGCGGTCCACCTGGTGCTGGAGGTCGTTGCGAAGCTGGCCCACGTTCGGTCCGGCGCCTCCGCCGGTCTGAATACCAGCGACGCTCATCGCCGGGCCTGCACCGCCGCTGGATTCGGCTGCGTGCAACCTGTCTCGCGCCTCGATCAGCTGCTGCCTGCGAACAGCCAGGTCATCATTGATCTCGTCCGCGTTCTGCGCGACTTTTCCGCCGAGCAGCGCGCCCGCCGCGCCGCCGAGCAACGCTCCAGGAATTCCGCCGACACGGCCGCCGAGGAGGGCGCCGATGATGCCCAGCGCGAGCTGCGGATTGGAGCCGAGGAACCTGATGATCGAGCCGGTGAGAGTCGCCAGCGCGCTCGACAGCGAGAGGATCGCGCTAGCGTTCTGCGCGACTACCCCAGCTATTTGCGCCGATAGCACCATTTTTAGTGCTTCGAGTTTGTGGCTGGTCTCTTCCGCATGGAGGATGAGCTCAGGACTCAGAACAATACCGAGCCTGTTCGCGGCTTCGGAAAGCTCGTTGATCCGAGCACTTCCGCCCTTGAGCATATTGTCCAGCTGCGAGCCATTGCGGCTCATCAGGGCGGTCTCGACAGATGCACGCTGGGCGCGATCTGAATATTTCGCTAGGCCGTCTGCTACCTTCAGGAACACGTCGCCGGTATTCTTGCCTTTCAGCTGATCGACGCTGACGCCAATGGCCTTGAAGGCCGCGATCGGTTTCTTCGCGCCTGCTTCCGCATTGCCCATCGAGATGGTGAGCTTCCTTAGGCCCATCTCGAGCACTTCCTGACTGACGCCCGTTTGCGTTGCGGCATAGCGGAATTGCTGCAACTGCGTCGTCGTGACGCCGAGTGTGCTCGCAACCTCTTTCAGACTGCCGGCATAATCGAGGCTCTTTTTGATCTGCTCGGTCAGCAGCCCGACCGTGAACGCGGCGAACAGCCCTTCGACGGCACGCTTCGCGCCGCCGAACGCGCCTTCGATCTCCTTCGCCTTGGTTTTGGCGATGGAGGCGGCCTTGTTCGCGCCAGCCTCAAAATCCGCCGTGCCGAGCGAAAGCGCGACACGCAGCGAGCCGATCAGGGATGAAGAAGCCATATTAGTTCAGCTCCTTCCCGTCCGGACCGAAGCGCCGGATTGTGATCTTGCCAGGCGCGCGCGCGGCGTGCTCTTGCCATGCGGCGAGCATTTCCTCGGGCGTCTGCGGCCGCTTCGGCTTCAGATGATCGAGATAATGCTTCACGGGCTTGAGTTTCGAACCGGCGCCGTTCAGCGCCTCATTCCACCAAGCCTGCACAACTATGCGCTCGACCTGGCGGCGCTCGCGTTCTGCCGCGCCCTCAAGGGCGTTCACGAGCGAGCGAGGCGTTTCCTGCCAGAAGGCGTCGGGCGCGAAGCCCGCGGCGATCCACTCCTTGCGGAACTGCGCGACGCTCCACTCGACCGTTTTGGAGGGCGCGAGCTTTGCTCACCCTCCTCTTCGCCGAAGTTGAACGTCCGGCGGATGAGGTCGCCGAGCGTCGCCATGACAGCTGGGCCATCTTTCGAGAATTGGATCCCGGCGACTTGATCGAGGGTGATGTCGGCGTGATGCTTGCGCGTCATCGCCCACAGGAACTTGCCCTGCATGGCCGCCGACCTGAACAGCTCGGAGATGCAGTCGTCCATCGGTTTGCCGAGCAACCCCTCCAGGCGATCAATGACGCCGAAGTCGATCGTCAGGGTGAGGATGAGGCCGCCGTCGGCAACGGCGACCTCTGCCTCATTTGAGAAAGGCTTGAGCTCGATCGACATTAGATGTCGGTCTCAGTCGCCGCGCCGGTGAAGCGGACGGTGAGCGTCGCTTCCATGCGGTTGTCGATCGGCGCGCTGCGCTTGTACTGCTTGCCGATCACGTTGACGTCGATCTCGTAATAGGTCGTGTCTGGCTGCAGGATCTGGACGCGAAAGGCGCGCGTGGCACCCGTCGCAACGAGATCGCGGCAAAGCGCGTCGGTGGCCGAGCCAGGGACATAGTTCATCACAATGTCGCCAGTGCCGCCGTCGATCAGGCCGGAGATATATTCCTCGCGGCGGCCGGGCGAGAGCAGGTGCGTCGCCTTCACGTCCGCGATCATGTCCTCGGGGAACGGGAATGCCGTCACCTCGACAAGCTGCTGGAGAACGGCGCTGCCGTCCGCCAGGTACACTTTCGCGCCCCAACCAATGGTTGCGTTGGTCATAGTTCACCTCTTGAGTTGTGGAATGCCTTGCCGAAGGGCTGAAGAGGCGGGGATCAGGCCGCCGGAGCGTGCCAGATCGTGAAGTCGATGCGCTCGCGGTAAACGATGCCGGTCTCGATGCTCTCGAATGACGAAGCGAGCCGATCCACGAACGAGCGCTGAAACGATGTCGCGCCGACGATGGCGACCGGGACAAGCGCCGCGATTACGAGCTCGCGAAGATCCCGCGCCTGCTTTTTGTCGTCCGCCCAAACATCAGCCTGAACCTGCGTCCCCCGCAGATCCTGAAAGCCCTGCATATGCTGCGGCCTGGCGTCGTCGATGTAGTCCAGCGTGATCGCCGGCAACGCCGATGCTTGCGGCCTGTCGCCCCATGCGATCGAGCCGCGTTTGGCGAGCGCCGAAATGCCGGCGTCCGCGAGGAGGCGGGCGCGAAGGTCTTCTTCCATCGCCTCACCTCGCCGCTAGTCGGGCCGTCTTTGCCGCGGCTCTGAGCGCAGCGCTGTCGATCTGCAGCCACATGTAGAAGCCGAGATCAGTCTGCGCCCGGTCGTGCGTCGCTTCCCAGGCTGGCCGCATGAAGGGCTGCGGCCTGTCCTTGAAGCTGCCGAACTCCATTTCAATGTCGTGCTGATGCCCGGCGGTGCGCGTCGGGCCGACATAGACGGTGACGTCGCCAGGCATGGCGAACGGGTTGTTCTGATGCGAGGCCGTCTTGCTGCTGACCTCGATCACTTCGCGCAGGTGCGGCGCCGGGTCGTTTTCGTCGTACGGTGCCAGCGCACTTGCCCGCCCGCGCATCGGCTCGGCGGCCTGTGCCAGCGCCCGCCGAACGACGTTTTTCTGCGTCGCCGTCTTCACCAATTCCTTGAGCGCCGCCTCGAGATCGGCAGCGCCTTCGAACTTAGCCTGCAGGCTCACTGTCGGCCTGCGCGGCCCCGGTGATCACGATCTCGTCGCGCCTCACCTCTTCGGTGTTCGTGATGTCGTAAACGTGGCCGCGGTAGCGCAGCCGGTGCTGTTTTGGGTCGAGCGTGAAGGCGCTCGGGCGGCGAATGCGGAATTTCTGCGTCTGAAACGCGGTACGCTGACCCGCAGCGATCTTCTCGGCGCCGGACAGCGGCACAAGGGCGGCCTTGCGGTCACACAGCCGTGTCCAGCCTTGCTTGACGCGCAGGCCGTCGTCCTCGTCAGGCCCGAGCTGCTCAATCGTGATTTTACGATCGAGCAGCCCTGCCTGCATCAAGGAATTGTCGGCTTGCATTAGAGCGAGACGCCCGCCGACTGAATGTTGAGGTTGATCTGCGTCGCATTGATCGCGAAGCCGAGGAACGAGGGGAAGCAGCCCGCCACCATGTCAGCGACCGGGCAGACGCCGCCGGGATTGGCCGACAGGTAATAGCCGACGCCGCCCGTGACTGCCGCACCGATCGTCACCGGGCCAGAGGTCTGCACCGTGATCGGCTGGCCGCTGGCCGCATTGTCGAGCGCGACGCCGAACGGAACGCGAGCCGCCGCGGTGCCGCTGTTGCAGTCGGCCAGCTTGAACGTGTTCGTGGCGCTGTCGAGATAGACGACCTGGCCGGCGGTGATCGCCGCGCCGGCAATGCCTTGGGTCTTCGTGGCGTTCGTGCCGGGAACGACGTTTGCGGCAGTGATGACGAGATCGGCCATTGGTTAGCTCCTTCGGAAGTTGGCGAGTAGTGCGTCGGAAGCGTTCGGCAGCGGATCGAACCGCCCGCCGATGAGGAAATCTTGCCGCGTGTCGAACCACTGAGCGAGCATCAG